AGTTACATATTTGTACACCGTGGTCGTTACATGATGTTACTAGTAGAGTTATTAGCAACGCAAAAAACAACGGAGATATGAGCCGTGTGAGAATTGTTTCGGTACCTTGTTACGATGAAAACGGGGAAAGTAATTTTGAATATGATTATGGTAAAGGTTTTAACGCACAATACTACAAAGATATGGAAATTGCTGAAGACCCTGTAATCTTTAGCGCAAAATATCTAATGACACCAATTGAAAGAGATGGTGTTGTGTTTAGTAAAGATAATGTTAGTTTTTACAACGAATTACCTGATGGTAAACCGGATAGAGTTATAGCTTATGCTGATCCTACGCATGGTGGTGCCGATTATTTTTCATTACCGGTGGGATATGTTTATGGATATGACATATACATAGAGGACGTTTTATTCGAAAACAATTTTGGTGGAGATGATTACATTAGACCTAAAGTTTGTGACATGTTGATTAAACATAATGTGACAAGGTTTGGTATTGAAAAACCTAATGGTGGTGACTTTCTCGCAACGCTAATAAACCAAGATTTGAAACGAAGAAACTATCATTGTAACGTCACGACACATAGCGTACCAACAACAAAAAGCAAAAACGATAGAATACTTGCTCGACAAAACGAAATAAAAGGTATCGCAACTGAAATGGGTACATATCGTATTTACTTTAAAAGTATGGATTTGTTAAAAGGAAACAAACAATATTTAGACGCTATGCGTCAACTTTTCACTTGGAACCAAAACCCAAATATGAGAAATAAACAACATGATGATTTCCCTGATAGTTTGGCTGGTATGATTACGAATATTATGAACGGAAACAAAAACGTAGCTAAAATATACGACGCCAATAAGTTTGGTATATAAATGGTTATCGAAGATTATAAAGTTTATATGCACACGTTCCCCAATGGTAAAAGATACGTTGGTATAACTTGCAGAAGTTTAAAACAAAGGTTTAAAAATGGTTTTGGTTACAGACATAATAGTCATATGACAAATGCTATAAAGAAGTATGGTTGGTCTAGTGTTGTACACGATTTAATTGCCGATGGATTAACAAAAGAAGATGCTGAAAAAATGGAAATAGAACTAATTGCGAAATATAACTTAACAAATAGAGAAAAAGGTTATAATATAGAACGTGGTGGAAAAGCAGCTAATAGAATAACGGAAGAAACTCGGTTGAAGTTGCGACAAAAGTGTTCGGGTAAAAATAACGCCCGTTATGGTGTGGAAGTTTCGAAAGAAACTCGTGAAAAAATGAGAAAAGCGAAATTAGGTAAAAAACAACCGGAAGAACAAAAACTAAAAAGACGTATTTCAGAAGGTAAAGAAATAGCACAATATGATTTGAATGGTAATTTTATTAGAACATTTTACTCAACAAGACAAGTCAAACGCGAATTAGGTATCCACAACGCTAGTGCTTGTGCTAGAGGTGAATGTAAAACGTCTGGTGGGTACGTTTGGAAGTATATGTGATTTGACAATATATTGACAATTATAGTATAATAAGGTGAATTATGAATATAAATTATATACTTTGCCCCGTGTGTGGCAAGAAATTATGTAGAGTAACAGATGATAGCGTTGTAATAAACGTTTATATTTGGTGTAAGAATTGTAAAAAAGAGATATTAATAAATAGAGCCTTGAGCCAAAAATAAGAACAATCTTGTTTTTCGGCTCTTTTTTTATTTGAAAAGGTGGTGTAATTTTGGATAGTACTTCAACAACATATATAAAACCTAAATTACAATATGGTCGTAGACACATCATTCTTGATTATGATGAAGTTACACCGGAGAATGTAATGGAAGTAATGCAAAAAGCATTAGCAATACATTCGTTAAATAGAAAAGATTGTGAATATTTAATCCAATACTTCTTGGGTAACCAAGATATATTAAATCGTCAAGAATCATTAACAAGTGAAATAAATAACAAAACAGTTGTAAACCACGCTTTCCCAATAACTCGTGAAATCGTTGGTTATACATTTGCGAATGGTATCGAACTTGTTCAAAGAGATATGGCGAAGAAATCAGAAATTGATAAATTGTCTGATTATTATAGTTATGAAAATTCATATTATGTAGATATATGTACTGGTATCTATTCATCTATTTGTGGTTTAGCATATCAAATAACTTTACCAAATAGTATGATAACAAAGGACAATACTCCAGATGTTCCGTTTGTATATCAAGCACTTGATCCACGAACAACATTTGTTGTAAAGAGTTCAAGCATTGGTAACCCACAAATAATGTCTTGTCATATAGGTACAACTGAAAATGGTAAGAACTTCTATACAATCTATACTGATAAATATAAGTTCACTATTGTTAATATGAAAAAAGAAACATTACAAACTGAAATCAACCCAATTAAGTTAGACCCTATCACAATGATAGAAAATTCACTATTCCTTACAGGAGATTGGGAACAAGCGATTTCAGTAATGAATGCAATAAATCAAGTAACTAGTGATTCATTAAACGATATTGAAGCGACAATAAGAGCGTTACTAGTTATAATCGGTGCAGAATTTGAAGGTGATGATGACCCTGCACTAAAAAGAATTAAGAAAAATAGATTGATAACATTAACTAGCGCTACAAATGGTAACCTAGACGCTAAGTTTATTTCATCTCAACTAGATAGTGCTAGTGTAGAAAACATTAGAGAATATTTGGAAGATGTAAGAAATGTTATCACAGGTATTCCTGATAGAAGTGCTAACTCTAGTGGTGGAGATACTGGTACAGCCGTTTTAAATAGAGATGGATGGACTGATATTGAAATCGTTGCTCGTTTAAAAGAATTATTCTTTAAAAAGGGTAAAAAGAAACAATTAGCAATTGGTATTAGAATACTACAAATGTTAGATTTAATTAGTGATGATTTAAAAGCAATTGATGTTGATTTAGCAATCGGTAGACATACTACTGACAACTTATCTACTAAGACAACTGCATTTAGTACATTAGTTGCAACAGGCGAATTAGCAACAATCGACTGTTTAGAATTATCTGGACTAACTAACAAAACACGTGAAATGGTTGAACGTGGTGAAAAAGAAAAGAAAAAACGTCAAGAAGAAGCATTGAAAATGCAAAAACCAACTGACGATAAAAATAAAGATGGTGAAGATCCATCGCAAAAAAATGTAGAAGAAAAACCTACACAAGAAACTAAATAATTATACCGCCGTCGAATTCTTCGGAAGTTCGATTAAAGAGAGTTGTTCTTCGGAATAACTCCAAAAGCGATTATAATATAAAATTCTACCTGCTCACGGGTGGTTTAAGAAAGGTGAGTTTGTATCCCACAGAGAAGTGGTTTAATCGCTACAAAAGGAAGGAATTGAAATGGATGAACTACAAAAATTAATGGGTGATAGTTATAAAGAAGATTTAACTATCGATGACATTAAGAACTTTATGAAAGGAAAGAATTTTGCCGATTTATCAAGCGGTAATTATGTTGATAAGAATAAATATAATGCCGACATCAAGAATTTAAATGATAAGATTTCTGCAAAAGATACTGAATTACAGTCAAAAATGACTGATGACGAGAAAGCGAAAGCGGCTTCAAACGCACAAGCAGCTGAAATTGAACGATTAACAAAACTATTAAGTGAAAACACTATCACAACAAACAAGAGTGTTGCGAATAGTTCGTTAGCCGAAAGTTTAGGTTTAATAGGTGTAAAAAGTGATGATAAAGATTTGATGTCTTTCATAGATAACATTACAACAGAAGATAAAGAAAGAACTACTTCGGTTGCACAATATGTCAACAAACTTATTAAAGACGCTTACGAAAAAGGTAAAAAAGATAGCACAAAAGACGCTATGGGAAATTTCGGAAAGCAAAAAGGTAGTTCAGGAAGTGGACAACCTGAAATAGGTGAACTTGGAAAGAAATTAGCACAACAAAATAGTGTTAATGATAAAAAATTTGATTATTTTAATAAAAATTAAAGAAAGGAAGAAGATTATTTATGGTTAATAAAACAGTTTATTTAAATCGTAAAACAATCATGATAGGTCAAGATAGTTATTATATCGCATTACCTATCGTTGTTTCTGGAAGTGCAAACGCAGTTATCAAAGCTGGTGAACCACTAACTGGAAATATTGAAAAAAGAGATACTGCTTTCACTGCTGCTACTAGTGGTGCTGTTGGTATCAACCTACACGACGTACAATTAGACGCTAAGGGAAAAGGAAACGCTACATTAGTAATCGCTGGTTGTGTAGACTTACTTAAATTAGAAGAAGGAGTTAAAGCACATGTTGAAACTGCTAAAGATGATTTAGGTAGAATTATATTCGTAGAAGGGAGTGCTATCTAATTATGAACCAAAGTATATTTGACTTAGTTGCTTCAAGTAACATCATCGCATATTGGTTAGAAAAGAACGTTAACGCTCAACCAATGTTAGGTGAAACATTATTCCCTACTGTTAGAGAAATTGGAACAAAACTAGAATGGATTAAAGGTGCTAACAACCAACCAGTAGCATTAAGATTATCTGCTTATGACGCTAAATCTATTAGACGTGATAATAGAGGAATTGAAAAATTTGATACTGAAATGCCATTCTTCAAAGAATCTAAATATATTGACGAAAAATTACGTCAACAATTAAATATGTTAATGCAAACTAACAATGAACAATTAATCAACCAAATCTTATCAAAAATATTTGTTGATGAAGTTGAATTAATTAAAGCATCACATATCGCATTAGAAAGAATGAGAATGCAAGCTCTTACAACTGGTGCTGTAACATTAGCATCAAATGGTCAATCATATTCATATGACTTCGGTGTTGCTGATGACCAAAAAGTAACTGCTGAAAAAGCATGGTCTGACCCAAGTGCTGATATAATCGGAGATATTGCTAAATGGAAAGAAGATATGAAAGCAAAAGGAGTTAACGTTACTCGTGCAGTATGTAACTCAAGTGTTGCTAAATACTTCAGAAACAACACAGCAATCAAAAAT